CGAAAAGATCCGAGTCCGTTGAGTCGTGCCGCGCCTTCTACCATGGGCGCGGCACCGCTAAGCGAACCTGAAGGAGTCCGACGATGACCGCGCTTGACAAGATCCGTATTAAGTCCGAGAGCAACGCCGATCCCATTGCCGTGCTGGCAACCGTACTTGCGTCGGAGCCCAGTTCCGAACTGTATCACCCTCACGAACACGCTTATGCGGCAAAGTTGCTTTACCGCATTGCGGTTGCTGCCAAGCGTCGCGCCGAGGCGGCTTGCAATGGTGATGGTCGACGCCACCACCATTGGGATGACATCGACGAAGCCCATAAGGACGCGATGGACGCCAAAGGTCACGCCCAGGCATCGGAGATTGCCGCGCTCTATGGTGCGACTGTAGAGCCGTTCCAGGGCGATCCGCGAGGCTTTATCGTGCGCCTCAAGCTCGCCAGTGGTCGCAGCAACAGTTGGGACCGCAAGACGTGGGGGATTGCGTGATGACCGCGCTTGACATCTTGCCGTCCGATATTCGCAAGGCTATTGCACGCGGCGATAGGACGCTATGATACGTGTTCAACCTGCAAGTGGTGGATTCCATCAGACGACTGTTTGGTGGGAGATTGTAATTTTCCTATCAATCGCCCCCTGCCTCTGTGCATTATGCCTGTCGTACCAGGATGGCGGCTGATGAAGGAATATCGTGCGACGTGCATGAACTGAAGGACTGACTCCCATGGAAATCGACGTTACCGATTTCGTGCTTGAGCACGATCCGTCCGACTTTTCCGCTTCCATCGCAGAGCGTGGCCGCAATGCCGCGAAAGAAACTTGGGAGAACGCCCTTGCCGCCCCGCTCTTCCTCGCGTCCGAGCACCTTCCTGCCTTCCGCAACTATATGCGCGAGTTCGGAGCGTGGGAGGATGATGAGATTGACAACTGGACGTTGCAGGAGTGCAACGCGCTATTCGTCCAGCTTGTGGCCGGCGACTTGCGTTCGATGCCTGCCGGTGACGGCCCGCTAGGGCTCGAATGGGAGGGCAACCTCTATCCCGGCTCCGATGGTCGTTACTATTATTACATCGGAACTTGACAAAATGTTCATTCTAATTTTAATAGCGTTGATCGGTGCGACATGCATCGGCACAACAAAAGCAACGCGCACTGCCGCACGGGACAAATTCGCAAAGTACAATCCGATTCTGTGGCTTGTAGCAATCGTGCTATGGGCTATGCTGCTAGGACCGCAACCATGAATCTTGAACAATATCAGGCTGCTACCGCCGAGACTGCTATTTATCCAGGGCAAGGCTCCATTATGGGGCTGGCCTATTGCGGCCTCAAGCTCAATGGCGAGGTGGCGGAGTTACTTCCCATGTGGAATCGCGAACTTGCCTTGAAAGAACTTGGCGATGTCATGTGGTACACAAGCCAGATTTGCACCGAGCTTGGCGCAAAGCTCGGCAATTTTGAGACTACCGCCCCACTGTCCATGGTGAACACTACTGTTCTGCTTTTCCCGCATTCGGGAATCATCGCAGAGCAAATCGGCAAGGCTATGCGCGACGATAGCGGCCATGTTTCTGCTAACCGTTGTGCCATCATTCTCGACAACATCGCTATGATCGTCAAACAGGTTGCCGGCATCGCCCACATTCTAAACAGCAACCTTGAAACGGTCCTTGACGACAACATCGCCAAGTTGGCCGACCGCAAGGCGCGCGGCGTCATCCAGGGCTCTGGAGACAACCGATGAACATTGAGGCTCTGAAAGAGTGCGAAGCCTGGATTCGCGAATACCGACCTGACAAGGCGCGTGCCGCGTTGCGGCCGAAGCGCGTTCGCCTAATCCGTCGTACTTCTGATTTCTTTACTCCCCCTATCGGGACGGTTGGAACGGTCGAAGCGGAGGATGGCGACGGTACGTTTCTTGTCATGTGGGACACGGCGCCCGATGCGGGAAATGAGCCGTGGTATGTGAATGTCACCGATGTGGAGGTGCTGTCATGATCGGAAAGCGCGTTTACCTAATCCGTCGTACTTCTGATTACTATCAGCCGCCTATCGGCACCGAAGGTACAATCGTAAGCATAAGACTTCGGCGTCTTCCACGAGTCATATGGGACGTTCCGCCCCCCGCTGGCGATAAGTCGTGGTATGTGAGCTCTGAGTGCATTAAGGAGGTGATTCAGTGAAGAATTATCGTGCAACCCGCCGCAACGCGGCCCGCCGCGAGTATCGCTCGCTTGATCGCGGCACCGTCCAGTGCCTGCAGGATGTGTGGAAGGGTTATGTCCTGAGCGACAGCGCCAAGCCGCCCCGCGAGCCTATGCGCGGCTACTTCGGCAGTGATCCACGCATCAATCCCGAATGGCGCCCTGCCGGCCGCGAGCGTCACAAGTGGACTGACGAAAGCGGCATCGTCCACACCCTGCGAGGCCCGCGCAATCCCGGCAAGTACATGCCGCACCACGGTAAGCGCGAGAAGGCTCGGCGCCATGCAGCTTAGCGATGTCATATGGCTTTCGACTAAAGAGCTTGCGAAGACGGGACAGCGCGACCTTCGCAGGACACGAGTTCACCTTGCCAAACTGCTCAAGGAAGGCAAGGTCGAATGTCGCAAGTGGGGCAACTGCCTACAATGGAGACTGAAACGATGAGATTCGATCAAGTGCTTACCGCCATGCTGACGCGCGGCAAGGCTATTCGCCGCATCGGAAGTGACGACTATTACATCCTAGATAACGTCGAGGACATACCTGTCATCTGGCACTACATCGCAGAAAAGGATGACTACTATCATGCCAGTTTCACCACGAAAGAGGTACTGGCAGTTGATTGGGAGATCAAGTCATGACTGTATACCACAAGATTAACTCGCTCTATAAGCGAGATATCCTGACGGATGAATACAGTTGCCATACTCGACCCAACATCACCAAACTCAAGACAACGGACTTCAGCAGATGATTATCGAATACTTTGGCCGCAAGCTCTACGAACGCGGCGTCGACCTGGGCAACGAAGCCGACTGCCTCGCACTGCTGCGCGCGCAGCGCATGTGGATGGAAGGCTTCGAGCACAATCTGAGCGCCATCATCCACCATGCTCGCGTGCTGCGTGCTCGGTGTCAGAAGCTGGAGGTGGCATGATGTCCGACCTTAGTGCGCTCATAGCCCGCGCGATTATGATGAAGCGAGGCAACAAGGAATTTGACCTGTCCTATTACGGCAACGATCCGGTTTGGAGTGCTTCAATCGGTAATGATTGCGAGTATGTCCACATCATGGAAAATCGTCCTGAGTTTCAGGCTAGCTCGGATATCAGCCCTGAAGATGCTGTTACCAAACTCATCAAGTTGATGGAAGAACACTATCACCTTCAAAAGGAATTCCCCAATGAGTGATCATGAGCCAATGGACGCGCGATGGGTTGACCTCCTGCCCGACAATGGAGAGAGCCTTCGATATGCTGTCGGCGGTACCGTCTACTTCTTCGGTGCGTCGGTCAAGATCACCCGCATCACTGTCCAGGAAGACCTACCCGGCATGTACTGTAATATGCGGCGGGTGTGCGTTTGGGCCGGCGACAAGCTGGCCTTTGAAGCGCCGCTGCACAACGTCCAGGGCGTCGGATACCTGCCGGTGAAGGAGCCCACCAATGACCACTGACGTGAAGGATCTAGTGGAGAGGCTTGCTTTGCAGCCTGGAGATATTGGCGGTCCATCTTACATGCAGATGTTGCGGGAGCGTGAAGAGGCCGCTTCTGTAATCAAAGCCCAGGCGGAAGAGATCGCGCGGATGAAAGAGGAGTGCGCTGCCGCTATCGCGGAGATGTCGAAATACGCAAGCCTTTATAATGAAGCTAAAGGTCGGCGTGAGGCATCCAAATTGTCCGGAGTTATCGAGTGGTGTTTAAGCCCTCGGTCATCATTCCAAATATCGACTTTCGGAGTTAACCATGCAGGATAATATGATCGAAGATTGCACCACATGCCACTTTAACCGCGACGGCTTCTGCCAGCGCTTCCCGCCGCAGGTCACGCTCTATCCGTACGACAACCAGCATCCTATTATTTACGTTGTCGGTGATGGGTTCCCTACTGCCGTAGCGGGGCGATGGTGCGGTGAATGGCGGCACAAACCAAAAAAGGAATACTGACCATGAGACAGGTGTTTAAGGCCGAATGTGAAGCAAGTGGCATCGAGCCCAACGAGGTTCGGTCCATCGTACGACGTTTGGAACGTGCCGCTAAGGACGCAAACGAACTTGGACTGTACATCTTCGGAGGTGATGCTCGTTGCACCTTACGAGTGGCTGAGCCAGTTCGAGCAGCAGAGGAAGAACTTGCTCGTGCTCGACGCGCCTATGAGAAACTGAAGCTGGTGCAGAAATGACAACCCATGCGCGAAAAGTAGTGTGCGCATGTAAACGCGGATATGCCAGTCGCTTCGATGGGAAGTGCGGTCATTGTCGAACGCAAACTTCATTGGCGTTAGGTGGAGACAGATTGTTCGCTTGTCACAAGCGACATTCCAACATGGGAGTGGGGAAAATGAAAACGAAACTTAAGCCGGCAAGTCTTGCAGCGCTAAAACAATTAGTGCGTGAAGGTTGTATGCCTGGATATCTTATGAATCCAGGCGTGCGAGGGGCACTTTCGCGCGCTGGTTATGCCGATCAGTACGACAATGGATATTGGTATCCTACACAAGCCGGAAAGGACTTGATTTATGCCTCTCAATCTTGAGAACGCCCGATCCTGGGCCGAGGAAATCTTTCTGAATTGCAGTGTAACCACGGGTTATTGCTACTGTGGAGAGCCCATGGTAGGCCACTCTGACCCTATGAACTGCGGCCACACTCCAGTCGACCGAGGCGAATATGAGGTTCGCCAGTGGTTGGAAAATTATAAAACTCCGGTTAACAACGATCCAAACGGCGACTAGGTTTGTGTTTATCAACACGTCTCTCCGCATCGCCGCTCATCGCAGATCCCGTCAACTCAACGGCCGCTCCTTCGGGAGCGGCACCTCCGAACGACCGATTACCTGCCGTTTCGAGGTGCCGCTACTGGCATCACTCTGCGACTCTTCTCAACACTCCGCATCGCTTCTCAACTCTAGGTATACAACCATGAAATTCACATCTGCAACTGTCACGCTTCAGTCCCTGAGCCCTTACAGCCAGTCGTTCCTGCACAACTCACCTCGCCTGGAAGGCGAGAGCGTCGGAGACCACGACGCGCGAACGTGGCTTAGCAAGGCCCATATTTCAAAGAATGGCACGCTGCTCATTCCGGCGACCGCCATGCATCAAGCCATTGTGGCGGCTGGCAAATATTCTAAGAAGCAAATTCCGGGCCAGGGTAAGGCCACTTGGACCGCCAAGCTGAAAAGTGGTCTGATGATTGCCGAAGACATCGACACCGGCATTCCAAAGGGGGACATCCAGTCGACCACCATCCAGTGTGATGCGCGCGGTATGACCGGAGCGCAGAAGTCAACCCTCGTGTCGCGCACCTTCCCCATCGTTCCTTCCTGGGAAGCTACGTTCGATGTGTGGGTGCTCGATCCGATCATCACGAAGGACATTTTCGCAGAAATGGTCAATATCGCTGGCCTGTTCATCGGAATTGGCCGCTGGCGTCCAGAAATGAATGGTGGCATGAATGGTCGATTTCGCCTCACCAAACTGTCATGGCAGGACAATCGCGAGTTCGTTTGAACATTCAACGGCCGCTCCTTCGGGAGCGGCACCTCAAAGGAACTTAGACTATGGGTTTCTCCGAGGTGCCGCTACTGGTACCAAACCCTCTCAACGCGCCTCGACTCCACTAGACTCCGCGCCTCTCCCGGCAATGCAACGGCCGCTCCGAAAGGGGCGGCACCTCCGAACGACCGATTACCTGCCGTTTTGAGGTGCCGCTTGGCACCAAATCGCTTCCACTCCACTCTCCGCAACTCAAGGATTAAACTTATGCCTGCTTTCGTCTCTACCGTTGAACGTCGCATGATCCTCGAAACGATCATCGCACGACTCTTCAATCTGACGCCTGAACAGATCCTCACCCATGAGGACAGCATAAAGATTTCGGGCATGTCCATGGATGAAACGCGCTACCTTGTGCGTCGGGCTATGCTGATGCTCAACAAGTCGCACGGGCTCGTTTTCGAGAACGTGCGGAATGTGGGCTATAAGCGCCTCATGACTGCGGCCGTGCCTGACGTAGGAAAGCAGAGCCGCCACAAGATTTACCGGCAGGCTCGCGCAACGTCGCTCAAGTTAACCAACTTTGCTGCCAAGACCAATGGTCTAGCTCCGGAAGTCGCGAAGGAACTGAATCGCGAAATCGCCATCGCCGGACTGATCGAATTGGCAGCTTCCAAGGGGATTGCATCCCGCATTGAACAGACCGAAACCCTGCCGACCACGCGCGCTGATGTGGTCAAGGCCATCCTGGGAAAGATTTGAACCATGCCATGGTATCCCGACAATCGCCCCTGGATTGAGCGCACGCCGCAGGATTCCGGCTACCCTGTTCATCCTTCCACTTACGTTGAAGTGCTGCTGCGCGTTGAACGTGAAATGCAGCACTATACTCCAAGTAAGTTGTCTGTTAACGCATACGCCGTTGCTAACTGGACCCTTGATGATTCGCCAACGGACATCGTCGCATGGTTGCAGGTTGGCCCGGATATAGTCGAGAACTCGTTACAGCATGAACCGACCTCAGGGAATTCTCCATCAGGAACTCGGTCGCGTGGTTGACACCATCAAGCCTTATGGCTCTATCATGGCGGGTTATATTGACTGGAGAAAAGAACGATGATTTGTGCAGGTTGTGGACTTCCAATCGATCATAATTCGGTAGGTTGGCATGATAAGCCTGAGAGGTATCACCCTCAGTGTATCAATCTCGGTGGACTTTACAAAAATGGCTACAATGCCGCGATTGACGAGGTGCAGCGACTCTTTGATGAGTTATATAATGACAATATTTCGTTGAAAGATTTTGAACGGCGCTTGACAAAAATTTAAACGCTGCTAATGTCTAGGTCATGAAAACAAACCTATTCCTTGACCTAGATGGCGTCATGGCCGACTTCGATGCGGGGTTTTATAACCTCTTTCGGCGTCCGCCTAACAGCCTTCCTGACGACGATATGTGGGCTTTGATTAATGCTCAGCCCGCATTTTTCTACGATCTTCCGATGTGCGCTGGTGCGTTGAAGTTCTTCTGTGAAATCAGCCACTTCAAGCCCATTGTGCTGACGGCCTGCCCCAAGTCGGCTTACCAGCGGGTGGCAATTCAGAAGCGCGATTGGGTGCACAAGTACCTTGGCGCGAACGTGCTGGTGCTGCCCGTCATGGGGCGTCACAACAAGAAACTCTTCCTCCAGCAAGCCGGTGATATCCTCATCGACGATTGGGCTGAGAATTGCAAAGGGTGGGCGAAGGCCGGCGGCATCGCCATCCACCACCAAGGCGACTTCGCCGCAACCAAAGAGAAACTGTACCATGGATAATCATGTGCTGTGGAACACCTATTTCGCGTACCGTGACGACATGCCTTATGCAGACTTGCTGTCTGCAGAGGATGTGCATGCGCTACTCGCCGTCTTTGATGTCATTGATGAAGAGGAACGCGCAAACGAGTATCTTATTGAGCGCGGCATTGATTTGGTGCTAACCAAAGAAGATATTCCATCCTTGCGTGCACTTGCTTCGTCTGCACCAGAAAAGATCGTAGTAAACCCCGACTTTACCGAAAACTTGGCTAAGTGCATGCACAAGTTTTGGCAGAACGAAGTATATGCAGCAAGTTACTTTTTCAATAAGATTGCCGTTGGAAACACTGTTCGACTGAAGATGAGCGGCAATATCGGAACAGTTACTGAGATCGACGATCTTGACCGCATCTATATCAAGTTTCCGAACGGTGAAGTTGGACCGTTCGAAAAAAGCAAAGTGCTACCACTCATGACAGGAGAGTATTATGCAAATCGGTGATCGTGTTACCTATCAGCGCACGTTTCAAGTCGGACGCGATGACTTCAACGGCCGCAAGGGGACTGTAACGGGTTTCAGCCATAACGGCATGGTGTGGGTGCAGTTCGATGGTGAAACCAACAACTTCGAACTTTTCGAGCAGAATCTCCACACGCGCCTTGCCGTGGGCGACGAAGTCGAGTACGTCTTTGATGGCACACAGGGCCTTATTACCGAACTCAGCGCTGTGACTGCACTCGTCATGCCGCTCGACGGCAGTGACGGTTTCACCACTCATCACTCTCATCTTCGTAAGGTGTGACATGGCCTCGATCCAGTCGCTTGCCCAGGGCCGCAGCGATATTTTCCAGCTTGACCCTCGCGAAATCAGCATCAAGCCCGGCTGGAACATTCGCGAGGATAATGATCCCGACAACATCGCACATATCGAGATGCTCTCGCGCTCAATTGAGGCGGTGGGCGTCAAGGAACCGCTGACTGTCTATACCGACAATGGCACCATCTACGTTTCGGATGGTCACTGCCGGCTCAAGGCAGCGATGCTCTGCATCGAACGTGGCGTGGACCTGAAGACCGTCCCCGTGAAGACGGGCGGTCGCGGTGAGAGCGAGGCGGATCGCGTTGCCGCGACGCTCATTCGCAACAGCGGCAAGAAGCCGACGCCCCTTGAACAGAGCCGCGCTGTCAAGCGCCTTGTGGACCTAGGCTGGCAGATCAAGGACATTGCCGCGAAGGTCGGCCTGACGGTCGCCTGGGCAAACGAACTGCTCGATTTCAACGCGGCGCCCGAGGACGTGAAGGCCCTAGTCGCCAATGGCACCGTGTCGTCCAGTGTCGCCATGAAGGCAACCAAGGAAGGCACTACCGAGAAGCTGCGCGAGGCCGCTAAGACCGAGAAGCGCGTCACTGCCAAGCACATGCGCACGAGCCTCAAGGCCGAACTCCATGACCTGTTCACGGGTGCCGCGCGCACCGATGACAATGATACGGTGTACGTCGCCATCAGCCAGAGCGAGTGGAAGCGCCTTCAGACCCTCTTGGGCATGGGCGACGAGTGATGGAGCATCTATATGGCGTGGAAGACGCTCTGCGCTCCAAGCTCACCATCCCCTATGAACTCGCGGTTCGCACCTACGGGAGCGAGCCTAACCTCAGCAACGACAGTGAACGCAAGGTATTCTTCACGGTCTGGCAGTTCCTTCAGAAGGAATTAGACGAAGCCGGGTGGGAGGTTCGTAATGAACGACGTTGATTATTATGCTGAGGGCGCTGATGCGTTCCTCGCCGGTCAGGCGGAATATGCCAATCCGTATGACCCAGACACCCAACGGGAAGAGTTTCGCCAGTGGAGCGAAGGCTACTGTGATGCCAAAATGGAGGCCGAAAACGATGCCTAGCGTTTTCATGGACTGGATGGACGACCTTCCGATGCAGCAGCAGAGCGTTGTCGTCCTGGCAACGCGCGGCCCTGACGGCGTCGCGAAGCACCATCCTTGCAAGGACGTGGTGCGGGCCTATCGTATATCGGAGACCGAGTGATGATACATCCTGACTTTGAATATGGCGTACTCGCACGGCGCATCCTTGCGGAGGGTGTCGAGAGGCCCGACCGCACTGGCACCGGAACACTGAGCGTCTTCGGTCATCAGATGCGCTTCGATCTATCTCAGGGCTTCCCACTGCTGACCACGAAGCGTGTATTTTGGAAAGGTGTCGTAGACGAACTATTGTGGTTTTTGAGTGGTTCTACAAGTGTAGAGGATTTGCCGCAAAGAACTCAGCAATGGTGGAATCCTTGGGCTGATTCTGATGGAAACTTGGGGCCTATCTACGGAGAGCAGTATAGGAAATCTCGTTGGTGGTTTGAAGTAACTCCAAAGATATTTCCTATACCTAAACTTCCGGTAAAGAAGGAAGGATTGTTTTTAGGTATAGGGGATTTAGGATCTTATCGGTTGTCAACTGGGATTAATTCATTAGGTGAGCCTGAGCATATCACAAACCTTAAAAATACTTGGCGGGATATGCTAAAAAGGTGCTATAGTCCTAATGCCAAGGAATATAAAGCATATGGTGCTATTGGAGTTCATGTTGATCCAGAGTGGTTGTCGTTTTCAAATTTTTGCAGAGACGCGCAAAAATTGCCGCAATGGTCATTGAAATTAGAATATCCTAAAAAATATACAATTGATAAGGATATTCGATTTGCATCTAATAGATATTCGTTAAAAACGTGTATGTGGGCGACACCTGAAGAACAAGGCTGGAATACATCAACTGGAACACCATTTACAGCAATAAGTCCGAAAGGTGAGAAATTTCTATTTCCTAGTTTAGGAGATATGAGTAGGTCGGAAGGTACAAACGTCTCCGCTATTCATAGATGTTTGAATGGAAAGTTGAAAACACATCATGGTTGGTCAAATTTTGAATATACAGGAGGTGTAAAACGTTTTAGACAAGTCGATCAATTACAATTATTGATCTCCGAAATTAAACACAATCCAGAATCTAGGAGAAATCTTATAAACCTCTGGCATACTCCGGCTATGCAGCACGGTAATTTACCATGTTGCCATGGATCTGTTATTCAATTTTATGTTGAAAACAATCGGTTGTCATGCCATACATACCAGAGATCGGGAGATGTTCTGCTTGGAGTTCCTGTAAATATTGCATCGTATGCACTATTTACACATATGATCGCGCATATATGCGAACTAGATGTTGGTGAACTAATTTACAGTATCGGTGACGCTCACATTTACCTCAACCATGTTGAGCAAATCACCGAGCAGTTGCAGCGTGAGGCGCGACCGTCGCCAGAACTCCTTATCACCCGAAATGTGAAGGATATCGACGACTTTAGCCCTTCCGATTTTGAGCTACGGGGATATGATCCTCATCCCGCAATCAAAGCACCAGTGGCGGTGTGAATCATGCTTATCAAGAGTGAATTTCGCACCTATGGTGGTGTGACCTATTTCATGACCTGGGTAGCGATTGGCGCCACTTGGGTATTGGCCGAATGCGAACATGCAATGGGAGTTGACCAGTGAAACTATATCGAAGCAAGGGCACCATTTGGACCGGAACTCAACTCGACGCCAAGAAGGCGCAGGGGGGCACCGACTACGAATTGGTAGAGGTTCCAACCAGCAAGCCGGAACTTATCGCATGGCTCAATGCAAATATCGTGCCAAAAACTACCACCAGCGAGACATTTGCATCGTCTAATGAAGCTGCGATTGAAGCATGGGCGGCAGTTGAGCAGATCACCGACAAGGCATCGGTTGAGCGACACATCGCTCGTGCGCAGAAGCACCTCGAATCCCTGAATGATGATGAGGACGACGTGCTATGCTGATCGGTCTCACAAGCAAGACCCCTGGCTGCGGTAAGTCCACCGTAGCCAGTTATCTCATGCACAAACACAACTTCACGCTGGTGAAGTTTGCTACGGTGCTAAAGACTATGGCGATGGACTTCGTCATTGGTGCCGGCGTCGATCCGTCACGCGCCTGGGGTTATATCTATGGTGACGCCAAGGAAGAGGTGATTCCTGAACTTGGCGTCACTGGCCGATACATCCAGCAGACCCTTGGCACCGAATGGGGCCGCAAGCACATCGATCCTGATATCTGGCTCAAGCTCGCACGTCGCGCCATTGACTGCCACATGGAGGCTGGCCGTGACATTGTGATCGACGACATGCGGTTTCGGAATGAAGCATTCGAGGTTCTTGCGGCTGGCGGTGTGCATTGGCGCATTCGTCGATCCCTGGTAGAGGGCATACCTCTCGAAAAGCACGAGTCGGAAGGGCAGATCGATCACCTGAAGATGATCGAAATTTGGAACGATGGGACTCTCAGCGACCTATATGTTGAGGTTAACTTTGCGTTGGGGTATGTGTGATGATTCCGGGCAATACACCGCTGCTGACTTCCACTGGCTACCAGACGGTGGCCGCTTTGGTGGGACAGGAAACCCAAGTGTGGAATGGCCACGATTGGGAAACGACCATCCCTTATGCCGCCGGAGCGCAGCCATTGCACCGTGTTTGGCTATCGGATGGCACCTATCTTGACTGTACTCCGATCCACACATTTATTATGCAGCCTACGGGCACCCAAGTATCATCACGCAAGATGGTAAGCTTGCTGAGTCCTGGCGAGCGCCTTGCCGACTTTGATATGCCGAGTCTGGCGAATGCAGAAGCGTTGCCCAAGTCGATCATTGATAGTTTGGGCAAGACCATCATCGACTCGGAAGGATCGCGCATCGTCGTCCACCTCGGGACGAACAAGCAGGCTGCGAATCTGCGGATGATGTTGACGCTCTGCGGATGCCATGCTCGCATCAAGGAACGACGGCTGGATATCAACTACGATGATACCTACCGACTTGGATATGCAAATCGTATGCCAGATCGATCTGGCCGCAAGTCGATCCAAGTGGTAGAGGTGCAGGATTTACACCGAACTGAACCGACGTTTGGCATTGCGATGCCACGAGCGCGCACTGCCACGTTTGCGGGGATTGTCACTAGCGATTGCGGTTAGCCTCGGCTTGAGGTACACCTGCTAGTTCAATCGCTCATTCGTAAGGTGCGTTATCGTGACTCATACGCAGTTGCCCACCGACTACCAGTCGTTCATCCATCGCAGCCGCTATGCCCGGTTTCTCGACGCTGAAGGGCGTCGAGAGCACTGGAATGAAACTGTTGGACGCTACTTCGACTTTTTCGAAGGACACCTTGACAAGTGGCATAATTATAAGGTGTCGCCGCTTCTGCGTAGTGAGTTGGAAGACGCGGTTCTGACGTTGCAAGTCATGCCGTCTATGCGCGCACTCATGACTGCCGGCCCCGCCCTTGAGCGCGAAAACCTTGCCGGTTTCAACTGCGCCTATTGTCCGATTGACCGGCTTCGCGCATTTGCTGAGATCCTCTATATCCTCATGTGTGGCGTGGGCGTAGGGTTCTCGGTCGAGCGCCAGACAATCAAACAACTTCCAACGCTGCCGCTTGACTTCGTTCATGTAGATAAAACCATCGTTGTCGCTGATTCCAAGGAAGGCTGGGCAGCAGCATTCGAGCAGTTGTTATATCATTTGATTGCCGGCGAAATTCCGAAAATCAACACCGAGAACGTTCGCCCAGCCGGTGCACGGATTATGATCTTCGGTGGACGTGCCAGCGGTCCTGAGCCACTGCGAGCGATGTTTGAGTTCGTCATTCGCATTTTTGTCAATGCGCGAGGCCGCAAACTCACATCGTTTGAATGCCATGAGATCGTCACCAAGATTGGTGAAATCGTCGTCGTGGGTGGTGTGCGGCGTGCGGCGCTGATCTCTCTCAGCAACTTGTCTGACCAGCGTATGCGCGATGCCAAGAGCGGAAATTGGTGGGTTGACAAGCCACACCTCGCTCTAGCGAATAATTCCGTGGCCTACACCGAGAAGCCAGAAGTTGGCGTCTTCATGGAAGAATGGTTGTCGCTCTATCGTTCCAAGTCAGGAGAGCGCGGTATCTTCAATCGCGAAGGTGTCATTCAGAAGATCCTCAAGGGTGGTCGTCGCGATCATCGATTCGACTTCGGTTTGAATCCATGCGTGACCGGCGATACGCTTATGCTAACTTCTGACGGCTATGTTCCGATCAAGGACACTATTGGACGGCCGACCGAAATTTGGAACGGCTACACATGGTCTGAAGTCGTTCCGTTTAGCACTGGTGTAAACCCCTTGCTTCGGATTTCGTTTTCAGATGGAAGTTCTATCCGCTGCACACCAAAACATAAATTCATTATGTGCAATTACACCCGCGTTAAAGCCGAAGATTTGGTAGTCGGACATACATTAAAGTATTTCAATATGCCGAAAGGTATAAAAAATAGTTATCTCGACAACCCTATTACCGTAACTTCGGTTGAAGATCTGGACATCAGCGAAGAAACTTTTTGTGTCACAGAGCCTATGAACCATAGTGTTACGTTCAACGGCATTGTGACAGGAAATTGTGGCGAGATCGTTCTTCGTCCGCGCGGCCTTTGCAACTTGTCTGAAGCTGTGATTCGCGAAGACGACACCCCTGCATCCCTCTATGAGAAGGTGCAACTGGCCTCGATCATCGGAACATGGCAGTCGACGCTAACTCGGTTCAACTTCGTCGAACCCGAATGGGAGAAGAACGCCGTCGAGGAACGCCTTCTTGGTGTATCGCTAACCGGCATTTACGACAATGCCCTGATGCGTGGTGACAAGGGACATACTGTCCTGGGGACGGTACTGCACGGTCTCAAGTCGGCGGTCATCAAGGCCAATCGAGAAGAGTCCGACCAGATCGGCATTACGTCATCTGTAGCAACTACCACGATCAAGCCCAGCGGCACCGTTTCCCAGCTTGTCAATTGTCCGAGCGGTATCCACCAGGGTCATTCGCCGTGGTACATCCGCAGGGTGACGTGTGATAATAAAGATCCTCTATGTCGCTTCATGATCGCTCAAGGCGTTCCGCATGAGCCACACGCTACGAAGCCTGACATGATGACGGTGTTCGCATTTCCGGTGCACCTCAGCCCCGCTACAGTCACTCGTAACGATGTGACGGCCGAACAGCACCTTGAGCTTGTGAAGACCTACGGGAATCACTGGTCGGAACATGCCGTCTCATGTACGATCAGCGTACATGAGCACGAATGGCCTACGGTCGGAGGGTGGGTGTATAATCACTTCGATGACGTGGTGGGGCTGTCCTTCCTTCCGCATTTCGAGGACGATTCGAGCTACATGCAAATGCCCTATGAAACGGTGTCGCAAGAGCGTTATCTCGAATTACTGGAGGCCATGCCGGCGAAAATCGACTGGAACGGCCTAGCCGAGTTCGAGGCAGGCATCGACACCGTAACAGCAACTCGCGAATTTGCCTGCGTTGGCAATGTTTGCGAGATTATTGACGCGCAGAAGCCAACGGATGCTTGATCCTGGGATTGAGCGCTGTTATAAAACTTTGTCAACGAAACGGGACAATCATTAAAATGAGCATGATCGGACACAACTCGGGCGATGTCCCGGCAGGTTTTGCTAAGGATCAATTGAAGGCGCTGGTGGAACGCATTGAACGCCTTGAGGAAGAAAAGGCGAGCATTGCAGCGGACATCAAGGATGTCTACTCCGAGGCAAAGGCCAATGGTTTCGATACCAAAGCGCTGCGCGATATCATCAAACTTCGCAAGCAAGACGATGAATCGCGACGTGAGCACGAAGCCATCGTTGAACTCTATGCTCAGGCGATAGGGATCTTTCTGTGAAAGTCTGCCTGGACAAAATCTATAAGCTGTCTCTCTATCAGACACCTGATGGATTGTGGCAGGCAAACACACAGACCTACAAACAGTTTAAGCGCGGCGTATACTCTTGCGGGGTTCATAAAGATCCTGAAGAGGCAATTAAGGCCGCGCTCCACCAATTCGATGATGAGGACGACCTCCTGACATGAACCGGACCATTCTCGCTGCCGCCATCTTCGCAGTGCTCATCGTTCCCGCCGCCGCTGGTAGCGGTGACTGCTACAAGACGGCTAAGAACCAGACTGACGTGGAACAGTGTGCGATCCATGGCATTCGCGCCGAGCAGGCTGCCACGAAGGCGCTGCTTGCGAAGCTCGCGCCGTACGCCGACTCGCCTGCGGTGCATCGGCGTACCGTGAAGCATTTTGAGCAGCTTCAGTACGATGCGATTGTGAAGTGCGAGAACGAACAGCCGGTGAATGAGCAGATGCTCATTTGCATCCACGGCTCGTTCGCCGGCTTCACCAAGGTCATTCAGGAAGTTTACGCCAAGGTGAAGTGATGAGTGTTGAAATCCTGGCAGGCGACAATCGCGACCATCTGCGCCGGCTTATTGCAGCCGGCGTCCGCGTCCATAGCGTCGTCACAGATCCGCCCTACGGCCTTACGTCCATCACCAAGCGCTTCGGCAAGGAAGGTAGCGCCCCTGCCAAGTACGGAAAGGATGGTGCCTTCGCGCGAGGAAGTAAGGGATTTATGGGTAAGTGCTTCCATCCTAACACTGACATTATGACAAAAGTCGGATGGAAGCGTATTACGGACATTCAGAAAGGTGAAATTGTTGCTACTCTAAACCCAAAAACTCGGGATTTGGAATGGCAATCTGTTGAGCAAACGCATGTGTATCCCTTTGAAGGGGATATGGTACATGTAAAACATCGGTCTGCTGAACAGATGGTAACTCCAAACCATCGAATTGTTGTATCCTACGATGGAGGCCCAACTCTTACGATGGTGGAACCACTGACAACTAAGACGCACTTTCACCTATTTGCACAAGCCAATCCTAGCAGTGGGATTAAGAACGATCCTGTCATTATTGTATCGGAACGAGAATATGGAAAAGATAGAAAAATTGTACAAGAGCGTGATGAATTTAAGGCTAACGCCTTCTTTAGGTTTTTAGGTTTGTATCTAGGAGACGGTTACGTTTGTGCTCGGACTAACGATCATCCTGCAAATGACTTTTTTGGATTTGCGGTAAAGAAAAATCGTAAATTGAATATTATTAGACAGACCTTGACGGAATTGGGAATTAGATTTACAGAAACACCTAGTAAATCTAATAAAACTACTAATTTTTATTGTTATAATTTTGCTTTACTTGGGTTTCTAAAAACTCTAGGTAAAGCAACAACTAAACATATTCCGTGCTGGGTTTTTGATCGAGACGCATCAGAACTAGAGGAACTATATCTTGGGTTAATGGAAACAGACGGTTGCAAATATGGTAAGAACCAGGAATCATATTCCACATGCTCTAAACAACTGGCCGAAGATTTTCAACGTCTTTGCTTACTTACCGGACGTTCTGCAATTTCAATATTCAATCCCGGAGGTGCGATCGTAAACATTTCTGAACATGATAGTATTAGATCTGATAGTTATACACTTAGCGTTTTACAACATGGAAAACGTATGTATGGAGAACATAGTGAAACTAGAAGTAATGTAATCTTTACTATGCCTTACGATGGGAATGTGTATTGTATTGGTGTACTAAAACACCATATCATTTATACACGTTTCAATGGAAAACCTGTTTGGTCTGGCAATTCGTGGGATGCCACCGGCATCGAGAACGATCCCGAGTTCTGGCGGCTCATCCACGATATTCTCCTGCCAGGAGGGTACTGCTTTGCGTTCTCAGGCGCTCGCACTGGGCATCGGCAGGCTTGTGCCATGGAAGATGCCGGCTTCATTATGCACCCGATGCACGGATGGGTCTACTTCCAAGGTATGCCTCACGCTACGAATCCGGCTCCTGGCGTTGACCGGTTAATGGGTGTAGAAGGGCGTAAGGGTGATACCGGCGCATACATGCCAGCCTCACCATATGCCCAACAGTGGGATGGCTGGCGACACGGAACGCAAGCACAGAAGCCTGCCCTCGAACCCATCTTCCTCGCACAGCGCCCCTACAGCGAAAAGACCGGCGCGGCCAATTTGCTAAAGCACGGCGTTGGTGCGGTGAACATTGACGGCTGTCGCGTGCCGTCCACTGGTGAAGGTCGTCATCGAACAAACGAAGCATCGCAGGAACGTCGCTACGACAAAAATGGTAGCACGAATTTTGCACAGACACCCGGCCCGCGTGGTGGCGATCCTACAGGGCGTTGGCCATCGAACCTATTCCACGACGGCTCGCCGGAAGTCGTAGCGTTGTTCCCTGACTCTAATGGGCAACTCGCTCCTGCCAGGAACGACGGCAAATCGCAAGGGAACGCCGTGTACGGCGATTTGAAGAACATCACAACCAATCCTGAGCCACGCGGTGACTCGGGCTCAGCGGCCCGCTTCTTCAATTCCTTTCCGCCTGTCCTCTGCCATCCCAAGGCGAATAAGAAGGATCGTGCGGGCTCCCCACATCCAACGGTGAAGCCCATCGGCCTCATTCGACATCTGGTGCGCCATATCACACCCCCTGGCGGGACGGTGCTCGATCCGTTTGCAGGCAGTGGCACCACGGCTGAGGCTGCTCAACTTGAGGGAATGAATTGCATCCTCATGGAAGCCGAGCAGGACTATATCAAATTCCTGCTTGAGCGCTTTTCACTTGAAGAAGTGGGCAACCCAGGTTTTGATCTCGCCAATGAAGACGCTGGCGAGCCATCCACCGACGCCCAAGATACCACTGAAGGCCATCACGACAATACCGCTATAAGCAGCCCATTTCGTGCGGAACAACTTGCCATCACGCAGTTCCTCGGCGTGTTCTTCTAGCGTCTTCGCATGAGCCTTGAGCGTGTCGGCAATGGGATCGATCCGATGGCGGATGGCGTATGTCTGGCCTGACACGTCAGCGATTTTCCGAGCAACATCCTTGCGGTGTTCATCGGTTCGCTCACGGTCTTCCTTCTGGTCGGAGGCCAGATTCTCAATCTGGCCCTCCAGGCGTCCTAGCACGCGCATGACATCATTCATGTCAGCCATTTTTCTTACCGAAGATAGAGACTGCCGACCACCACAGGGCCGCAACGAGCGGCATCGCGACACCGAGCAAATTCACAGCGTTCTCGGTGAACTGCTGCCAACTCTCGGAAGTGCCGTAGCCCTTGCCGGCCAGATAGCCACCGACCACAAACAGCAGAATACGAACGATTTGTGTGCTGAGTGGCACCAGCATCTCAGGGCGTGGCATGTTGGCCGCAATCAAGTCCGCAGCCTCCTTCGCAACTACAGGATCGACCTTATCACCTTCGGCCACGGACGACGTAATGATAGCGCTCTTAAGCGCCTTAGACAGATTGCGCATATCAAGCCTCCAGCGCGGTAAGGGTTACTTCGTCGAGTTCACCAGTCTGAGGCAAGCCAGAGCGCGCCTGAAACGAACCAATGGCAGATCGAGTGCGTTTGCCCATGATGCCGTCAAGTGGGCCAGGGTTGTAGCCGAGCGATGCAAGCTTGGTCTGCGCCTCAAGCACGATCTTTGCACGAAGGGCCTCCACCAGCTTTGCATTGGTCAGCGGGCCGGCGAGACCGTCGGCCTTCAGCCCGCGCTTCGTCTGGAAAGTTTTGACGGCTGCTCGAGTCGCATCGTCATAGATGCCGGTCAGCGGCAAGTTGTAATCCAGATCGTTGAGGGTGCGCTGCAACTCAAGCGTCTCATCGTCAGGCTGGGCAGGTTCCTCCACAATAGTACGACCGCCAAACCACACATCCACGTCGAGCGCCAGAAGGCGACTCATCAGGGGCGCGATGCCCATCTGCTGGTCGACGGCTGTGGACGACCACACACCATCAGCGATGTACTTACCCTTGCTGTACTGATTGGAGAAACTCCACAGGTAGGCGCTCGGAACGCCGCGATTGCGATAACCAAAGCCATTGAAGCGCTCGCCCTCATAGAGGCATCGCGGAATCGACCACTCGGGAGAACCGCGCTTATAACCCTTGATTTCGAGGGCGTCGATAGCCGCCTGTTCCCAGGTTGAGAACGGCCCACGACCGGCAGGCACCAGCTTGGTCTTCTTACCCTTGCCGATGATCTTTTCGCCGTTGTGAAGCACACCGGCAAAGTCGCAGGACGACTCGCGCGAGTGCAGCACGCCGATGAAGGCCCAGGGCACGCCGGTATCACTCTGTACAGCCTTGTAGCGCTGCTTGCCAGCAATGATCTTGCGAGCCATGGTGTCGATGGTGGACACGCGAGCGGGCGTGATGACCATATTTCCCCATTTGGACGTATATTCGGCCTCCAATGAGGCGTAAGCGTAAGTGGCCATTAGGGGTACCCGTGCGCTAGAGATTGAACCACGGAACTTGTAGCCTTTTCTGGCCACACGATCAACTGGTCGTATTCTGTTCGTGAACCTGCGGAAACGGTAAAGCGCATGTCTGTAGTGGCACCGCTTGGAAATTGTGTACCAGTTACAGGCGTTTGTCCGTTTACAGATGCAATGAGACCGCTAGTGTTCCACGACATGGCTGCACCAATTTCGTCAGTTGCAGCGGTCAAAGTTGAGTATACGGCATTCCCAGGAGGTGTGAATCGTACTCCATTAGCAGTTGCAGTGGTGGTTTCAATGATATTGGAGTTGTTAGTTGTGTTCGCAACATACAGCAACGCATGTGTGTGCGAACGCGAGCGCTTGGCACGCAATACCAGCGTTCTCGCAAGTCCACTACCGCCCACCTTGCTATATGCGGTTGATGTTAGAGCGACGGTATCGGCACTACGAGTTGCCGTACTTCCCGTTGTGGTAATGTAACTCGTGGGAATTGCGCCGGCCTCAAGTTGTACTTCCCGAACATTGCCAGACGGAGTTAATACCAATGTACCAGAAGTTGGCGTAAACGTTATTGAAACTCGATTATTTGCACCTGTACCTACCAAGGTGAATGAGCCCGTTCCCGTGGCTACAATAGAACCCGTACCGATGAACGATAGCGTGTAAGTTTGAGCAGTTACAGAAAAATTCTGTGTACTTGTCGGTGCCGCCGAGCCAATCCATAGGTTCGTGGCGGCACCTTCGACCACGAGACGGCGGCGCCCGCTGGAATAGCAGAACGCCAACGTGTTAGCTGCGACTGTTACCCAAGTCCCAGTATTGTCCATTACTCGCTTGGATACACCACTTCGGCTAATCAGTGAACCAATTGCAGTCGTGACGCCATCGACTTGATAGATTCCATCAACAAAGTTCATATTTAATGTCGGGGCAGATCCGCCAACTACCCCACCTGGGGCATAGTGCAGTCGGATCGTATGACCTTGAAGCGATTCATGACCGTCGCGAACTGCAAGCACTTGGGCATCAACTGTCGTGTAGCCGGAGAAACTGCTTACAGGCAGGGTGTAACTTGTCCCTGGTAGGTCTGTGATCGTGTCAATCACCGCTCCTGAGGTATTGTACAACCGGATTGCTGTTGTCTGACCACTTTCAGGGACGATTGTTGCCTCATCCCAGGCCACGACAACAGAATCTTCCATTGTGCGGTTGCGGTTAGCCCAGGTCACAGAGAAGTCTGTGACCAAATAGTCTGTGATCGCAACATACGCCGGGAATCCTTGTCCATTAATCTGCACATTTGCCGGACGATTAGGCAGGTATGGACGCCCCGACATGGTCGCCATCTCGATAGGCGCTGTCGCTTCATCCAGTTGACCAATAGAGGTGCGCGACAGGAATTTGTACTCCACCGTCTCAGCGTCACTGCGGAATGTGCTGGTGTCCAAAAATGGAGTGTCGCCATTGACAAACCATACCTTCGTTCCGATAGGCCATGCGTGCGGAACAGTGTCAAGGACGCCGCGC